TGTTTATTCCGGTTTAGCTCAGTTGGTAGAGCACCTGACTGTTAATCAGGTTGTCGTCAGTTCGAGCCTGACAACCGGAGTTTTTTATGGAGAGTTGTCCGAGAGGCTGAAGGAGCATGGTTGGAAACCATGTATACGGGTTTTGCCTGTATCAAGGGTTCGAATCCCTTACTCTCCGTTTTATTGTCTCTAGTTGCTTTCCATAGCTTCCCGAAATGCTTGTATAAAGGCATTTCGGGATTTTTGTTTCCTTTTATTTTCGGTTGTTTTTTTCCTCCGGTGCACAAAATGTGCACAAGCTAAAGTCTAGAAAGTGCTTGTAGCGTCTGGGATACCTGCTCTTTTCTTTGATCTTCAAGAAGATGAGCGTAGACTTTTTGAGTGATCATTGTATTGGCATGCCCAAGTCTTTTTGAAATATAGTTAATGTCAACGTGATTGGCAATCAAATAGGAAACGTGAGTGTGTCTAAGCCCATGGAAAGTAATCGCGGGGGAAATGTCGAGAGTCTTCTGAATCGTCCTTAGATCCTTATTAATTGCCGTGCTTGATAGCATGTTATGCCGTATGCTGCGAAATAATAGTTGTTTGCTATCACGATATCCCTGAGCAAGGTAGACCTCTTGCTGTTCTTTCTTGAGACGTAAAAGCAAGTCTGCAAGTTCTCTCGTGATGTCGATGTCACGTACACTTGATTTGTTCTTAGTAGCAGCAAAGCCGCTCCCATATCTGTGATCCCACGTTCTGGTAATGTGTACAACGCGCTTTTTAAGATCAACATGATCCCACGTGAGCCCAAGAACTTCAGAATACCTAGCTCCGGTCAGTGCCCCGGTTGCGATGATGTAGTAAGCAATATGCTCGTAGTCTGCAAATTCTAGGCAGTAATTGACGAGCTTGCGCAAATCCTTTACTTGCAAATATTTGATGATTCCTGCTTGGCCCTCATTACCAGTGAGGACAATGTTATGAGTGAAGTTAGTATATATTATTTGGTCATCTACGGCAGAATCAGCCATTGAGCGAACATAGCCATTCAATTTGCTGACTGTATCTTTAGCCCTTTTTTTGCCAAACTCATTGATAAATGCCTGCCAGTCTGATTTTGAAATTGATTTTAGTTCACGGCTTTCGCCCCAGTAGGCTAATAACTGTTTACGAATTGTTTTATACCGGGCTTCGGTGATACGAGAATGCTTACCAGATTTGTACAGCTCAATCCATTTGTCCCAGTAGTCGATTAACGTTATCTTGTTAAGATCCAAATTTGCACCGCGATTATGCTGACGTTCGACTTCGATTGCCGCTATATCAGCAGCCTTTTTTGAGGGGAAGCCACCCTTGTTGACATACTTGCGTGTTCCATCATTATCCTTGTAAGAGACACGATATTGCCATTTTTTGCCACGCTTACTAATACTGGCCACATTTACACCTCCTTGTGCTATAATAAAGCTAGGTGCTATTGCACCTAATCATGCAATCACGTTCTGTTAGGCGTCTACCCATTCGGTGGGGTAGGCGTTTTTTGCGCTATTTTCTCCTGCTTGCTTTTTTCTTGTTAAGTGCCTCGTTTACGTTACTGAGTGGAATATCTTTGATGAATCGCTTTTCTCTAATTCTAGAAAAGGGGACAACGATCTTGTAATTTAGTTCTGCTTTTTCTTTATCACTGAAGACTTCGGTGTCTGAAATGTCTAGGAGAACTGAGTGCTCATATTTTTTGATCGGTTCTCCTTCAAAATTTTCCCAGGTTTTTTCGCCAAACTTATAAGAGATTACTGTAATTGTTTTCATAGATGATACCTCCTATAAGGAGAATGAGTTGTGAAAAAATAAGTTAGAGAAAACAAAAGCCCACGTTGCTGTGAGCCTGAAATGAACCTTGCCTTGACTAAAAAAGAATCAGCTTAATGAGGCCTCCAACAATGGCAACAACAATGGCCCATGCCAAAGCCCGTGTTGTCGACTCTTTTTCAGATAAAACAGCAGTAGTAGTTTTTAGTTCATCAATTCCGTCAGCTTTGGTTGAAATTGTATTAACCGATTTTGTTAGTGCGTCAATCTTTAAGTTGATAATATCAAGCTTGTGATTAGCGTCTTGCTCTGCAAACTTTAATTGATCTTGAGTCACGGTATTTTCATTTGTCATGTTATCCGCCTCCTTGGTTTTATTATACTCTGTTTTGCTTTTACCCGTTGCCGTAGTAATCCTATATCCCTTGATGAATGCCCGTATAGAAGAGGATCGTTTTATCTCTGTATCAGTTCTAAAGATAACTTTGCTAATTTGGTATGCGATACAAGCCCCACTCTCCGGCTTGCACGGGGACGCCGCTTGCGTGGGGAAAGGAACTAGTCACTGAAGGTTAATGGTGGCATCGTAATCTTTGTTGGCATTGTCGTCTTCCATGTCATCGGTGTCGTAATTTGCACTCCACTTAAGTCGGATAGTCTTTAACGATCTAGGATCATCCATTTTTTCTAGTGCCCAAACGACAGTTCCGTCACGATCTACATCTTTAGAAATTTGCCCGTCAAAATCATCACCACTAAAGTTGGTGCCATCTACTTGCTGACCGTCAGAAGTTACCAACGTGCCCTGACTCGGGTAGATTGAAATATCACGAGTTGTATGAATTTTAAAGTGAGCGGTGACTAACCCCTGATAGGTTTTCTTATTTGCATCCGTGAATGGTTTGACACGATAAACGGTTACCTTGTCAATTCCAACGGTTGTTCCCGCCCAAGAATTATCAGAATAGCTTACGGGGTATGTTGCCTTGCTTAATACAGATACGTCTTGGTAATTGTAAGTAATCTTTTCTGAGCTGTCTGAAGACTCTTTACTACTAGATGTATTTTGTCCTTTAGCAACAGACACCTTATTGCTGCTTGAGTTGTTGCTATTAGCAGAACTACTGCAACCAGCCAATGCCAACGCAAGCAACGTAACAGACGCTAATACTAGCCTTTTCATGATGAATCCCTCCAAATCCAGCTTTTAACGTCGATCAGGGTTTGGACGTAAGATTAATTGAATGCATATGACCCAACAACTTTTCCGATCACTTGAATATTGTCTGTGTCGTCAGCGTAGAAATCTGGGTAGATACGTTTGCCAGTTTTTTCATCTACGTCATCATTCAATGACCGAAGGCACAGACGGTCTTGCTCTAATATCAGCTTTTTGATGAATGTCATGTCATCAATGTCAACTACAGCGATCATACCGTTAGTAACATCTTGTGTTTTCTGAACAAATACAAATTCACCATCCTCGTAGTAAGGAGACATACTGTCACCGACAACTTTAAAGCAGTAATCGTAGTGAGACGGAATAGCACTGTCTGGAATCTTAACTGTGTCCATTGGTTCATAGCGATCATCATTAAAGGCACCATATCCAGCGGCCACAATACCATCAACCTCAACATTGAGCTCTGGTTCATCGAGATTACGTTCTGCATGTGCCCCATCTAAGCTGACAACGTTGTCGGGGTTCTGCTGCTCATTGAGCTGCTTTTCCGCGTATGTGTAGACTTTCTGCTGGCGTTCAGGGTGAAGTTGAACCACCGTGTCATGAATCTTATCCACAACGGTATCTGGAATTTCACCATCTGGATCAATAATATCCATTGGACTTATTTTTAAAACTTTCGCCAAAGCAGCGATTTTGTCACGTCCCATGTTCCCAATTGACCCAGTTTCCCACTTTCTTACGGTTGATTTGCCGACACCGACTTTGTTGCCAACTTCTTCAAGCGTAAGTCCTAGGCTTATTCTTCTATCTCTTAATGAGATTGACATAAACGTTGCCTCCTATCTATGGATACATAATAGCACGAATGTGTCTTAAAATACACATAAATAATGGAGAACGAAAAAAAGTTTCTTTTTGGACACTTTTGTGTTGACAGCTGTACTTTTTGATGTTTTAATAAAAGTGTCCTAAAGGAAACGAGGTGATTACATGAATAAGGATAAGCTTCTTGGCACTATCAAGTCAAAAGGACTAACGGTAACAGCTGTACTTAAAAAAGTAAATGATGATGGCATTAATTTAGCACCATCAACTTTTTATAAGGGGCTGCGAGATGAACGTCCCTTCAAGACAAATGAAATTAAAGCATTAGCAAAAGTAATTCCGCTAACACGATCAGAAACAATGGATATTTTTTTTACAATTGAAGTGTCCTAAAAGACACAAAGGGGATGACGGTATGAACGAACTAGTAATCATGCACAACAAACAAGCGGTGACAACTAGCTTGCGTGTGGCCGAGGTATTTGGAAAAGACCACAAACATGTTCTTGAAACTATCAGCAATCTCGCAGCCGAAAAATCGGCCGCCAAATTCTTTGCCGAGACAACGTATTACAACCGTGGTAAGCAATATCCAATGTACTACATGAACCGAGACGGTTTCACATTGCTGGCTATGGGATTCACCGGTAAGAAGGCACTTCAGTTCAAGATCAGTTACATCAACGCGTTCAACAGCATGGAGACGCAGATAAAGACTGGATATGTGATCCCGGGAAGTTATGCCGAGGCATTGAAGCTGGCAGCTAGTCAGGCTGAACAGATTGAAGATATGAAGCCTAAAGCGTTGTTTGCAGACGCAGTAGCCACCAGCCACACAAGCATCTTGGTCGGTGATCTTGCCAAGGTGATCAAACAGAACGGCGTTGACATTGGTGCCAAGCGGTTGTTCGCATGGCTACGTGAGCAAGGCTATTTGATCAAACGGATTGGTGCCGACTATAACTCGCCGACACAACGCGCGATGGAGCTAGGCTTGTTCGAGGTCAAGGAAACGGCGATCAGCCACTCGGACGGCCATGTAACAGTTCAGAAGACCCCAAAGGTGACCGGCAAAGGCCAGCAGTATTTTATCAACAAGTTTCTACAAAAGGAGGCTGTCTAAATGAAAGCTGAACAAGAAAAGCAAAGCTTATCTCAAGTGTGCCTGAGCTTAAATAGTTTAAAGGCAGAAAAGTTGGCATCTTACTGTGAAAAGTTAATCGAGCAACACAAAAAAGGTACCTATGACGACGCAATTTCTGACCTAGAACAGCAGCGTAGAGACCATAGATACCTACATGGATCAGGTGATGATCAAGTTTTCCAACAAGCAATTGGTCGAATCATCAGATTTGCGTTAAGCCAACGCATAGCTAACTGAAGGTAGCGGATATAACAGCACTCGAATGGTAGTAATGACCATTTTCGTGATATGGCAATCACAGGAAAGGAGGAAATGCCATGGAACTGTTACAAATTGTCGAAAATAAGCAGATTTCAAGCAAAAAGTATTTAGCGGTCGATGAAGAAGAACTGGCAAAGATGATCAAGGAGAACCAAGAGTTAAAACGCAAGCTAGCAGCACGAGGCATGTGGACGCTAACTACCGCAGCAAGCTATGTCGAAGGACATAACAACACGTGGGTAGTTAACAATATCTTGAACGTCCCACGCTTCCACAAGTTCTTACAAGATACCGTGGTTTCATATCCACCGCCTGGCAAAAAGGGGTATCTGTTTCATCCGAAACCATGGTTTGACTTCTTAGACAAATGGTTCCCAGAGATTTCAAGATCGCTTAGAGAGAAGGGCAAATAATGATTGAATATTTACTAATTGCTGGTGGCTTCGGCGTGATCATTGGTCACTGCTTAGGCCACAGTGGAAATTGGAGGCAGTGGATTGAATGAAGCAGCTATAGCTAAGCTAGGTCCACTTATCTCCTACTTGTCTATCCAGGCTGAGAACGCACGTCTGGTTGGCCATAATTACCGTCAAGGAACGGATCAGACGCGAGCTTATGCCATGGGACGAGAAGACGGCTTGCAAACCGCCATCAGCTTAATCAACGAAATAATTGGCAAAACAAAAACCGCTAAGCGCTAGAACACTTAACGGCCAAAAATGAGGTTTCGCGTTGAGTGACCTCATTATATCACAGAAGGAAATGAGGTAAAACAATGACCAGAGAAATTGGCAAGCAACTTGACCGTCTTGAATCACTTGCATACAAAGTAAGAACTAATCAGTACCTCTTGGATTATTTGAGAGAATGGGCAGAAACCAAGTGCGATCTATTCAGGGATGATGATCCTCACATGACCGATGGTGAGAAGATTCAAAACCGCTTGTTCCTGAAAGATAACTTTAAAAAATACATGGATATCTTGGGTCAAACATCACTCGATATGATCAAATTCGAAGCAGACTTAATGGATGTTCGCCAAAATATTGCCGATCAATACTTCCATGAAGGCGGTGACGATCATGAATGAAAGCCCTAGTTACTATGCCATCATTCCAGCAGGTGTGCGCTATGACAAACAGCTACCACAAGGAGCAAAGCTTCTGTACAGCGAGATCACGGCACTCAGCAGTAAGAGCGGCTCTTGTTGGGCGAGCGATCAGTACTTTATGACTTTGTACGAGGTAGGTCAAACCACTATACAAAGATGGCTACGTGCTTTAGAAGACAGCGGATATATTGAACGTCATGTCAAATACAAAGACGGTACCAAAGAAATTGAAAAAAGGTATATCAAAATTCGTACAGACCCTATGCCCGAAAATGGTAATACCTATAGCCAAAAACGGGTATACCCTATGCCCAAAAACGGGCAAGAGAATAATACAAGTATTAATAAAAACATACGTGCATCCAGCACGTTAGAGAGTGACTTTGAAAAGCTATGGAAACTGTATCCAAAGAAGATCGGCAAGAAGCCGGCGTTAGCTGCTTACAAACGGGTAATTAGTAGAAAGAAGAACCCTGCTACCAACAGACAAATTCAGGATGGCATTGTGGCTTATCGACAGCTAATCAATAGCAAAGGCACAGAGAAGCGGTTTGTCAAAGACGGTAGTACTTTCTTCAACCAAGAGTCATGGAACGATTACCTTGAGGTCGTAAAGGAAGAACGAGATGAGCAGGAAGCTCGAAAGCCGAAGTTTGACCCGCAACAAACAGCCATCGCTATGTACCTTGATTACAACAGCCTAGATCGCGTGCTTGAGGAAATCAAAGCGCAGGGTATTCCGATCGATCCAGAAGATGCTAAACGTTACATTGCTGAATACGATGAACGGAGGCAACAAGCTTGACAAAAAAACTTTATGACCCTAGCAATCCTGAACCACATGTCATGTATGGACTATATACGAAGCCGGAACTCATCAAGTCTGAATGGATTGATCCTAAATGGTTTAACAGCCAGCAATACGCTGCAGTAGTTGCCTACATGAACAAGTTGCCAGGTGACGTAGATACGCTGGAATTGCAGGATGGTTTTGCAACAGCTCATCCAGGCGTGATGTCAGCAGCAGATTGGCAATACATTATGACCAGTGATTTTGGCACCTCACGTTTTGACTGGTGGGTTGGCAAGCTAAAGCGGGACTATTTCCGTAGTCAGCTCATTAAAGCAGCACAAGCGTACTCGGAAGAACCAAGTGAGGACAACCTGACAGCAATGATGGAGGCTTCACAGAATGCGACTGCAGCAAGCCAGACGGTAACTGAAAGTAGCATTGCAGATTTGGCAGCGGACATGGAGGACAAAATGATCCACGGTGCTACTGACAATGGGATTAAAACGTACTTCACTCTTAACAATATTCTTGGTGGTGGCTTGATGCCGGGACGTTTGTTGACGATTGGTGCGCGCCCTGGTGTCGGTAAATCAGCATTCGCGGTCAATCTCATCATTGAGGCTTTGAAACAGCAACCGGAATTGACAGTTGATATGTTTTCGCTTGAAATGTCAAATGCAGAAAACTACAACCGCTTGTTGGCCTGCAAGACTGGCATCAGTGCTGGTAAATTCATCAACCCACAGAAAAGTCTAAGCGATGCTGAGAAGGTTGAGGTTGAAAAGGCGGGAAACGTCCTTAAAGACTATCGCTTGCAGCTTTACGACAAGCAGGTGGAATTACCACAGATCGTCAAAACAATGCGTCAGCGAGCCGCAGAAGCGGAAAAAGGCTATCTTGCCATCGTGGATTACCTTGGATTGATCGGTGTTCGTGGACAGCCTGATCGCCGCCTGCAAATAGAAGAGATCACGCGGCAGTTTAAAGTGCTGACTAACGAATTAGAGATTCCAATCGTGTTGCTTAGCCAGCTATCGCGAGCCATTGAAAATCGACAAGACAAGCAACCGGTACTCTCAGATTTACGAGAGTCGGGATCAATTGAACAAGATAGCAATGCGGTTGGATTCCTTTGGAATAGCGACCGGCAGAACGAAAAATCGGATATACGTACTGTGACTTTAACAATTGCAAAAAATCGTGAAGGAGCACTTGGTAGCATTGATTTTAATTTCTTCGCACCAAAGCTGCAGTTTAAGGTGGCGTATTGAAATGGCTTATCCAACTATGACACTTAAAGAGTTCAATGCGTATATGCATGAGGGGCATTATCAATATTCACTATTCGTTATTCTGCAGCTTGATGAAGCCGTGGAATATTTAAAAAAGGCGCAGCAAGCCGATACTGCTATGAAGAAGTTTTGGTACAAATGGGCGTACGTGACATTGGTCGATGCGTTAGAGACGGCTGAGTCAGAATATTATGGAGAAACTAGCGCATATTTACCAACAAAAGAAACTGATCCAGTAACGCGAGCATACTGCCAAAACACATACGACATTTGGCGGGGATATCTGAAAAAGCTAAATGTGAACTTACCGAAACAAAAATTTTGAGGAGGCAAAAGCATGATTGAGCATGAGGACGAAACTAACAATGCAGGCCAAGATTGGGCACGTGAACGACTTCGTAACTTTCTTGACGATCATCCCAGCTTGTCAATATACCGTTTTGCTTTGATTGCTGGTGTGAGCCGCATCACGATTGCTAGTTTCCTTAGTGGCAGAGAGGTAATGATGATCACACTTACAAAGATAGCTAAAGCCATGGGAATATCGCTAGAAAAGCTAAAACAGCCAATTAGCGAGGAAGAATACAAGGAACTACTGGAGGAATCTTCAAATGCAAGCAATTAAAACAAAAATGATGGTCGGTGATCTGGTTATGGTTCCTGATCGAGTATTCATGGGCGTGCGTGATCTTGGCGGTGTGGCACGAATCATCAGGATTGAACGATACAACGCCAGAGGAGCAAGACAAGATATTAACAAGCCAGTTGCTTTTGATGGCAAGACACCCAAAGAGTTAATCACAACGGTTGAAATGGTTGACGGCAAGCAACGTCAATACTATCTGAAGGACGTGAAGCCAGCGTGAACAGGATCATTATTCCATTGCCCCTCATGACTCTTAACCAGTACATCAAGGTTGAACGAGGCAATATGTTCGGCGGAGCAAAAGTCAAGAAACAAGCAACGGAAACGGTAATGTTGGCTGTGAGAAAAGCGATGAATCAGGGCGTGAAATTTCAATGGGGAAAACCCCTAAGTTTCGACTGGTACTGGTATGACAAGCGAACAGACCCGGACAACATCGCGTTTCAGCACAAGTTTATCTTTGACGGCATGCAAAAGGCTGAATTTTTAGAAAACGACAACTGGGATCACATTGTAGAACTGCGAGATCGGTTCTTTATTGACAAAGCTAACCCGAGAGTTGAAGTCGAAGAAATCGATTGAAGGGAGCCAATTAATGAGAGCACTAGAGTTATTTGCAGGAATTGGTGGCATCGCATTGGCTGAACAAATGGCTGGGATTGAAGTTGCCGGTTTGTGTGAGTACGCTGACTACCCACGCATGATTTTACAGAAGCACTGGCCAGATGTGCCACTTTTTAAGGACGTGACAAAACTTGATCGAGAAGAACTCACAAATGCAGGAATCAGCCCTGACTCAATTGACATTGTTTCCGGAGGCTTCCCTTGCCAGCCTTTCAGTATTGCCGGGAAGCGAAAAGGCACGGAAGATGACCGCGACCTCTGGCCGGAGATGTTTAGAATTATCAAGCAAATCTGGCCAACTTGGGTTGTTGGAGAGAATGTTGCTAACTTCGCAAATATGGAACTCGACAGAACGCTATCTGACCTGGAAGGCGCGGGATACCAAGCACGGGCATTTGTACTTCCAGCTTTGGCCGTTGGCGCCCCACATCAAAGGCTTAGGACATTCATTGTTGCCCACGCCGACAGCAAGCGACGGGTTTGCATGGAAAAAGGTAAACAAAGCAGACGTGATCGGGAGCCTGCACAGAGGACTAATGCCGAAGAAGGGCAAACGGCACGCTGGAACAATGCGCGACACATACTTGCTTCAGGCGCTCGAGTACTCGCCAGTACAAGCCGCAGAATTCCAAGAAACGATGATGGGATTTCCGAAGGGCTGGACAGACTTAAAGCATTAGGCAATGCAGTAGTCCCACAGCAAATACTGCCGATATTTAAAGCAATCATTCAAATTGAGGACATTAAAAATGACTAAAAAAATCGTGTTTACGGCTGATGTCGTTCACAAACTGTTGGGTGTCCGTGAAGCTCAACAAGCCCCAGCAGCATTGATGAAGATTGTCATGGATAAGCAAAAGCGTAACGAGCTTTTTAAGCAATTCCTAGATGTCAGCACAGACGTATCAAATGACTGGTTCTCAGAATATTTCATGAGCGTTCAAGCTGATCGCAAAGACAAGAAACAAGATTTCACACCTGAAAGCATCAGCAAGCTCGTTAACATGCTCGTTGGATCGAATGACAGTAGCGAATATTACGAGGTCGCAGCTGGGACTGGATCAATGATGATTCAGCGATGGCAACAAGACCGTTTGAAGCACAAGCCGTGGGACTACCGGCCAAGCATGTATTTTTATCACCTTGAAGAGCTTGGCGACAGTACGTTGCCGTTTCTAATATTCAATTGTGCCATTCGCGGCATGAACGCAACAATTGTTCACGGTGACAGTCTGACACGTGCTGCTAGACAAGTATATTTCATTCAAAACGATGAAGACGACTATTTGCATTTCAGCACAGTGAATGTGATGCCGCACAGCACAGACGTTGAACAAGAATTTGATATTCGACAATGGCTAGAGCCTGAACAAAATCACATTGAATCAACAGAGATACCCGCAATATACAACGAAGTAATTCAGGAATTAGCAGCGGGAAAGGAGCCCGACCAATGAAAACTGGAGACGACACGTTCGATGACATCTACATCAGCAAAGAAACTGGCAAGGTTGTAGGCGTCAAGTATGAAGATGTGGACTACAAACTAGTGCCATTAAATAAATGCGATATCCCACTGGGGCAATTGGCCAATCATATTAATAACTATGTATATCGAAAAGAGGACGAAAAATGAGCGAAGAAAAACTGTACGCGGTTAAGAACGATGAAGGAAAATACTGGGAATTTTTTGATAATTCCGGTTTCTGGACATTAGATATCTCAGATTCCCCTATAACGCCTAGCAAGTATCAGGCTGAACAAGTGGCTAATGAGCACGGTGGCCATGTTGTCACGCTCGTTGAGGAACCTGAAAAGGTGGCCGTCAGTCCGAACGAGGCACAAGCGATCGAATCGTTGCTTAATGCGAATACGTATGTGGACGTCTATGATCCATTTAAATATCTATTCACTTCAAGATATAAAAAAGACATCAAGAGATTGATTGAAGCGATCAAGAACGGCTACACCGTGGCAAAGGAGAAGAAGTACATCGTCAAGGTGCCACATACGGACGATAGCTATTTCTATAAGGTTGACGATGAATATTGCAACGCGGGTGACTCTTACTACCTAGAAGGCATTACCGACAAGAAATGGTTCACTGACGCCGAGATTGAGCACTACGGACTGGGCGACTGCGAGAAAGTCTGGTGTGATAGCGATGACGAATAAAGCCGACATAGACGCTGCGCAAAAGGCCATCGATGCCGCGAACAATGCGATCAACAAACTTGATCTGTGTGGCCTGTATGATTGCGCGTGGCAGGCGAACAACAACTATAAACGCATCATCGATTACAACAAGGAACAGTTGGAGGTGACTGACGATGATGATTAAGCTAGACAGCGGTGACTATGTAAACACTGATTTTATTGAACGATTGTGGATGATTAATGAACATGACGGCTTCATCAGGTTTGTTAACGCTCCAGACGTCCCTATCAGTGAAAACGATCGTGGCCTTATTCTAAAGGCCATGAAGCCAAAGATCATGCTTACTTTAGGTGAATCTGGGAAACTTGAGCCGACTATTTATCATGAAGGCGGAATAGATTATGGTGCCATGGCATTTTCACCATTAATTAATGGCCAAGAGGTGACTGACGATGAGCAATGAGACGAAGCGGGACGTCAACGTCTTGTCAGAAGAAACCGAGCAGCAGAAGAACTGCCCATATTGTCATGAGACCGATCCACAGTCCAAACATGCGCACTATGGCAAGCCCATGTCAGATAAGACAGAATATTTCGATTTTGTTCGCAAAACAAAGCTATATAGGCGTGTGAAGGCACGAATCAAATCACCAGAAGACCAGCACCCAAAGTTGTGTGTCACACAAATGAACCGGTTCAGAGAAGTATCAGTCGTTTTGGATAAGGCAATTAACTATTGCCCAATTTGTGGGAGGAAATTATGACAGAGACGAAGCAATACGTATTCAACGCATTAATGGCTGACATGTCACACGGTTCAGAACAATGGCGTGCCAGATATGACGCCGCGTTTCCAGATGATCTGCCGGTGATTCCTAAGGAGGTTGGTGAATACATCCAGTGGGGGAAGTCATACGATGTTCAGCTCTACATGATGTACATCTCCCAATTAATTCACAGGCCAGGGTTTAAAAAACTAACGGATGATGCGAAAAGCTGTATTATCAGCTCAAGCAATATTTTTGCCCGTGCATGGGTGCTAGGCGCTTGGAAAGTAGAGGAAACAGGGGAAATCATTAAATTGGAGGACGTAGAATGAGCCAACTGGAGAGTATTGATAAAAAAATGAAATTCAAAATTGTGGGCCGCAATGGCGAAACTGAAATCAAGGAATTCGGGTCTCAGTACGAAGCAGATTTATACTGCGAGCGTCTCAACCATGAGCGGTTGGAACGCCTTGGCTTGATTGAGCACCTGAACACACCAGCAATCGAATTTGAGTAGGAGTACATCACCATGAAGACATACACCAAGCGGCGCTGCGTAAGGAAAGCCAGGATGTTTTGAGCAATGTGGAACATGGAGAAATCGTGGAATTGGAGGCGGAGAAATGAAACGAGAGATTAAGTTCAGAGCGTGGGATAAGGAAAACAAGAAAATGGCTCAGGTTTCTAGAATTGATTTTGGACCTGGAGGGATTAAGTACCTTGTCGATGACAGCGTGTTACTCGAGTACACCGGCCTGACAGACATGAACGGGCGAGAAATCTACGAAGGCGATATTCTGAAAGTTACAGGAGAAGACGGTGAATCATATGTAGCAACCGTAAAATGGTTTGGCGATGAGGGATACCCAGCATTTGATTTGGCAGGCATACCGGCATCATGGAGTTATGACGCAAATGCACTTGCAACCATTTTCCAAAGTGGCGTTGAGACGTGTGAGGTCATCGGGAACATCTTTGAAGACAAACAGCTACTGGAGAGAAAGCGATGAAAATAAGGCCTTACCGTTTCATGTCATGGCTTGGGTTCATTTTATGTATTGTGGTTTCATTTATGCCTGAGAAATATTTGGCATACGGATACTATAAAACATATGTTTTTCTGACATTGTCAGCAATCTTGTTTGCGCTTTGGGACATTGCGGATTCAATCAGGGAGAAGCAGAAATGAAACAGATGATTGCCGTCATGCTGCTAATCTCAGGTGCTGCAATGCGGGCGTGGGTTAACTGGGAAAGGAGATGAAGAAAATGAATTATCGGCATCGAGCGGTAATGCGAGCACGTATTAGGTATGAGCGTAGGAAACATGAGCACAGCATGGACGGATTCGTAAAAGCACTTTATCCAGTCTTTAAGGCGGCCGCTACCACGATTAAACAATGGTCTGCCGCTTTTCAGGGAAACAAAAAGCGCGTCTGATGAAGGACGCGCCGGAGGCCAAACGTACGATTGAGAGTGAATGAAATCAAAGATTAGGAGTTGGCCTCCAATGACAGTATAGCAAACGCACATGTTGAACGCACGTTTAAGGCATCAAAAAAGCGCACCACGAAGGCACGCTTATCCCCAAAACTTTTACAAAATTTATTATACCATAAGGAGTGGACGCAGTGGTGCGAGCAACAAGATATTTTAGCCCAATTGATCATGACAAAACAATTGAAAACGCCAAAGAGGTCTTGGGGAACTACTGGCATCACAAGCGGCTCGCTCAACGCACCAAAATAGCGCTCAGAAGCCCCGTGATGGACGGCATGCCTAAATCACCTAGCTATGGAAATAAAGCCGAGGACAAGCTCGTATCGCACGCTGACGAGCTGTACTATATAGCGTGCTGTGAAGGTGCTATTGAATCTATAGAGAATGAAGACTACCGCATCATCTTAGTTGAGAGCTATCTGACTCCAAAGACGACACGTAAATCCAGCCTTCAGTTAGCCGCTCACTTGCATGTTGACCGAACGACCCTTTGGCGACAAACACAAGAAGCTCTCTATGCTTTTGCTGAAATATGTCCGCTAGTGAAACTAGTTGCAACATCCGTGCAACAATGATGCAACAAAAAACACGCTTTTCCGTCATATGATGGTATTGTGCCAAAGGTGAGAAACCTGAGACACCGCGTTTTTCCTCCGAGCCTCAGTGATGATAAAGCTGTGGCAAGGCGTGGCAAATGGACTGGCTGAGATAGTCAGGCGGGTTCGATTCCCGCATGCCACATTGCGCTATCAAACGTGCACCAGATTGGCCGGCGGAAAACGGCTGCGCAGTGCTCACTTAATCACCTCAATGTAGTATTCCAGTTCACGCTGGAGTACTATTTTTTTGAGGTGATTAGGAATGAGCTTTATTTCTGGATTTTTGACTAAAGACTTTTGCTCAATTGTGGCAGATGGAAGAATGTCTCAAGGAACAAAAACGGTTGGGGAAAACTATAAAAAATTTATGTTAGCCGAATCAAACATTTTGATCGCAACTACAGGAAACGATCAAGTTGCTGACATAATAAAGGACTTCATAAAGCGATTACATGTTCAAAGCAACGGAGCTCAGTTAAACTGGCAGCTTTACGTAAATGTGATCCAACAGTTTGTTAAGGAAACGTTAAAGGGAGCAAAAGACATAGATGGAAATTGTGTAAATCAAATTGTTGTTATTTGCGGAGTGAATGGTAACAAAATCATGGCTTTGGCATTTGGACAAACTGACGCAGGTTATATTCAACGTGAGTACTTGCCTGAGGAAAATGAGCCAAAGTTCTTTACTATGACTCCTCCAGGTGTGAATCCAGATGCCGTCACTAAGGAGTTCATATCGATTACCAACAAAATCGAGATTAGCACATATAGTGACATAGTTATAGCTCAAAGCAAATTGCAAGATTATGTGGCAGGAATCGATTCGGGAAAATCAGTTAATACACATAAGATGGGGGCGAGGATAGACGGAATCAACGGAAGATTTAAAGAATGGTCCTCTGGTAATTGAACTACCCGAGTTTTTAGACTCGGCCGGGGATCAATGCCCACAGATTTCGGGTGGGAAAGTTGATATTATTTGGCATTGACGCTTTGGCATCTTTTTATTTACTAAAGCACTCCGCCAAACGGTGAGGTGCTATTTTTGTGCAACAAAAAAGCCTCCAGCTCCCCAGAACTGAAGGCGTGTATGGGGGTAAGTGTGATTGCAAGGCGGACCGACCTTGCACGACTAGTATAACAATTGAGTTTATCAAACCTGTAAAACTCTTGTACCGGATTTGTACAGGTTTAAAAAGGCGACAAAAAAGCCGGCAGTTTGCCGGCCAGTTAATTAGTCTTTCTTATCTGTGCTGAGCTTGTTTTTCACATCATCTACTGTATCTTTAACAGCATCTTTGGCATCATCAAGCTTTTCCTTGGCCTTGCCAAGTATTCCTTCTGCTTTGCCCTGTGTTTCACGAGCCTTATCACCCGTTACTTTGCCTTCAACTTCTTTAGCTTTACCGGAGATCTTGTCCTTGGTGCTGTCGACTTTACCATCTAAACTCATAGATATTACCTCCTTTTAACATCAATTATCATATAAGCTTATACAAAGTGCAACAAAAAAGCCCTCAGAGACCAGTCCAAGAGCCAAAAGAATGAAAAAACGAAATACTTGTGTGAGCAGCAGCGATTGACTTGGAGGAGAAAAGACACTACTCACGCATATATATTAGCACATTCCTTATAGAAGATACAAAAATAGCCCTCGGTTGGGGGCCGAGAGCCTAAAGATAGGGTATTACAGAGGAGTGAAAATGAGTATCTGTTGGGAACAATTTAATTCTAACTCATCGAAATTTTTTAAGCAACAAAAAAGCTCGCGGGGCCGAATCCGAGGGCTTAAGAACTCGGGAAGTTCTTCATGAGAATGTGAGCAGCGTCATCAAACTGCTCACGGTCATTATATTTCAGGAGGCGAGTAGATGCAATGGACAGATGAACAGATCGGTGACATTAGGAAGCTCGCCTCTGAAGGCTTTACCAGACGCGAGACAGCCGACAAACTCGGGATTAGCTATGATGCGCTTCAAGGTAAAGCAAAACGGCTTGGGATCGAGTTCCAAAAACCAGTCAAGAATGAATACGATTCAGACGGCACGCAGTCCAGTGAAACCATTTTAAGGGTTGTCAGAGGTCACAAAATGACGCCTAGAGAGGTTTTGGAAGCCCACGGGTATGATTACACCAAGTGGGAGCTTGTACGTGCCACAAGCAATTTTTGGAAGCAGACGCCTGAAGCGACATTGTATCAAAGCAAGATACAAATCAGGCCGCTAGTTGAAGCAGAACAATATGAATCACTGATGAATGACATCATCACACACAAGGAGCCGTATCAAGCCAAGGCTCCTATTTTTGTGGAATCAGATCGCTATCTAGTCATTCCTGCTTTCGACACACATTTCAACGGTCACACATTCGACCTCTATGCCGAATCATTGAAGCGGCAACTAGAGATCATTCAACGCGGCCACTACGCCAAAATATTGCTCATTCTGGGCGGCGATCTTGCTCACGTGGACAATATCAACTCAACCACAGCAAAGGGCACACAGCTCGAAACAACCGACCTAGGCGAGACCGTTAATGAAATGGAGCAATACTTCGAGACACTGATTGAAGCAATCATTAAGAACGCCAATGAGTGTGAGGTCATGTATGCGCCAGGTAACCACGATCCGTCAGTTGGATATATGTTCGCACGGTTATTGAAACGCGCCTACAGCAATCAAACAAATATCACATGGGATATATCACTGAAGCATTACAAAGGTGCAATGCTAGGCCACAACTTCATTGGTGCTACTCATGGTGACAAGGGCAAGAACAACTACCTTGCAAAATACCTAGACGAGTTTGGTTTCATGTTAGGCACAGCGCAGAACCGCGAGCTGTTCACGGGACATCTGCATTCAGAGATGAGCAAAGACCTAGGCGGATTCGTTCAGCGTCAAGTATCAACACGCAAACCAACCGATCAGTGGACTGATGATATTGGCGTGGTTGCTCACAAAACGTTTGAGCTGGTCGAATATTCAGATAACGACACGAGGGCGATTTACTATGTTTAAAGAAGAACGTGAGATTTGGAAAGACATTGAAGGATATGAAGGCCTCTACCAAGTTAGCAACATGGGCAGAGTAAGAAGCCTTGATCGCGAAGACGCGCTGGGACGCCGCAGAAAAGGAAGAGTGCTAGCTGGTGGTTTGAACGGCAAGGGGTATCTCATGGTCCGCCTATGTCGAGACGGATACGTTGAAAACAAGTATATCCACCGTCTCGCGGCTAAGGCGTTCCTAGACAACCCCGACAATTTTCCGCAAGTCAACCATAAAGACGAAAACAAGACGAACAACGCAGTATCGAACCTTGAATGGTGCACAGCTCTTTACAACAACACGTACGGTGATCACAGCAAGCACATAGCTAAAGCACTTGAATGTCCAGTATACGTGGTAACGAGTTCAGGACATCGCTATTTCTTCGATAGTACAAAGAAAGCTGTAGAACTCCTCGTACTGAAGAAAGGCGCTGTATCCAGATGTCTTCACGGCAAAATCAAACACCACCGCGGCTTTTCATTCGAGTTGGCGGTGTAAGTCATGTCTGGAATGAAGCGAGTCGGATACGGTTACGTATGCAGTACAGAGCGATCAATCATCGAAGAATTGTCTAGAGAAGAAAAGAAAATACAAGCAATTATCTACACGAAGCCGCACTGTCAAAAGTGCCGATGGACAGTATTAAAGCTATCACGTGTCATGCCGACACAAACAATCACGGCAGATGAACGCGACCTTGAGCGCTTCCGAAAGCTAAATTATCGTTCAATGCCAGTCGTAACGGTATATAAGGCAGACGGCACACATGACGAATGGTGCGACTTGCGAGTTGACAAGATCAAACAATACACGGAGGGATAAACATGCCATTCGATAATGCTAAAGGCCAAAGTAGGCAATTGTCTCACCGTCAGTTGCCTCCACCAGCACCAGTGCTAACAAAAATGGAAGGATCCCTGCCAACTCGTGCCAATGCAACTAAGAAATACAAAGACAGTCTGATTGCCGAAGTGAACGATGCCATTAATCAAGGAATTAATACTACATCCCCAATCTCAATTGGCGTTGCCAAGTACAATCCAGCAGTTGTTAATGAAGTAATCAGTTTGCTAAATAAATCAGGATGGGATGTTACTAGTCTAAATATTGACGGTAACGGTTCCTATTCGACAATCATATTATCTTAGGAGGAATTACACATGCTTAAAGTAGTGAAACGACCAAAGGAATACATTGCAATCAAGGTGCCGGAAGATTGCGAAGACGTAGGTAAGTTCGTCAGAAATAAGTTCAAAGAGAATGGCATTCCAATTAGAGTTAACGTTCGCTATGATGGCGATCATGTCGTTACTACGTTCGGAGAAAGAGAAAATCAGCGTTTTGTGAAGCAAGGCGATATGCTTGTGGCTGACTACAGTGAACCATGTGGATATGTGGTGCATCCAATGAGTCAAGAAAAATTCGATGCAGAATTCAAGTCGGTTGACGAACCAATTGAAAATATCAACACTCCGATTCATATAGACACTCATCCAATCTTTGATCAGTTAAAAGATATCAAGGCTGGAATGTCTACCAAGATCAAAGGCGTCACGCTATCTGATGATCTAAAATTCAGCGATTCATTCATTGCAGAGCTAGACAAAGCACTGAATGACTATCAGCGAAAGCAGGAGCAGTCATCGCAGCGCACAAGCATTCCGCATGTTCGCATCGAGTTCGATGACATTAATGACGTGCCTTGTGTTTGGGTTGATGGCAAACGTCTTGGCGATGAATATCCGTTGAGAAGAATCAACCTCGAATGGAATACGAATGACACCTATATCGAGCCTAAGCATTTTTTAATTGATTACTTCGATATGACAAAAGAAGCTGGAGCAGTTGCTGAACAGTATGGCCCTCAAACACAGCAGCGAGGGGTTGGCCAATCTAATGGAGTGGTACGACGCTCAAGCGCGCCAAGATCGGAGGAAGAGTAGCATGTGCAATTTCCTATTACTGCTCACACTAATATTCGTGCTGGCTAAGCTATTTGGTTTGATCGCATGGAGTTGGCTGCTAGTATTCGCGCCACTAATAGTGATGATTGCTGTGATGACACTGCTTATCGGATTGGCAATCGTCATCGGATTGCATGAGGAGTGACACACATGCCTAGAGTACATCGCTGCCGTGCACTTGGCTGCCACAACGTTGTTGAGTGGCCGGCACGCTACTGCGCACAGCACAAGTCGTTGGAAGCTACAGCAGACGAAAAGAAACGTGACTATTGGAAGTACAACCACATCACACGCAATCGTTCAGTCAGCAAGCGTGAACAGTATAAGTTTTACAAAACACAACAATGGAAGCATCTTCGTCAACTGGTGCTTGATCGAGATTACTATCTATGCCAATACTGCAAAGCACGTGGAAGACTGACACAAGGGAACATCGTTGATCATGTGGTGCCAATCGAAGTTGATGCTAACGGCATGAGTGATGCGTCTAACCTTGTCACGTGCTGCAGGGCCTGCCACCAAGCCAAGACGGCGTGGGAGCAATCCTACTATGGCTCTGGTCAAGCCAACAGCCGCACGGGATTGCCAGAGATACGTGACGTAAAACGGATAGTTGAACTGATTGACCGTCAGCAGTGAGAATGACAAACGCAAAACTTTTTGGACGCCCCCCCTTACTGGCTCTAGTCGGGGAGCGCACACCAGCTGTTGTCTTGTGGCAAAATCAAATTTTCAAAAATTTTACCTAGGGGGGGTCAGCCCGAAGTTAGGAGGTGGGTGAGATCGTCAAAAAAGCTTATAAAGACCAACACAACGGCAATTTTCCGACCACACCGCCAACTTATTTAGGTCGAATCGCTAAAGCAATGTGGCGCCGTGTTCTACCTGTTTTAGAGCAACAATCAGCGATTGAACGCATCGATGCTAATTTGGTTGAAAACTACTGCAGTGCCTATGAGATTTACCGAGAAGCATACGAGTCGATCAAAAAGGATGGTGTTCAGCAAGCCATATACAGGAGTGTTCAAAATAGTGCGGGAGACGTTGTTGGAAAAGACTTCATGGGATATAAGCGCAATCCCGCCACAGCCATATATAATGACGCTTCTAAGCAAATGACTGCGATTGGCATTCAACTGGGGCTGTCACCTAAGAGCCGTGCAGATCTTGCAACAATTAAGCCGCCTGACAAGAAGCCTGATGTAGTCGCCGAGATGAAGAAGTTCTTAGGAGGCGATGTTAGGTGAACCGAGTTGACTTAACACAATCCCATGACGTTATTGGGGCTTATCAGCGTGGAAATTTTGAAGAAGTTATTAGTACCTTTAGGGACCCGGGGACAGCTTATGCATTAAGCGTTCTTAGCGGTGAACAGCAAGCCGGATATCTAATTAAACTTGCGGCCTTCAGGCACATACAAGACCTAAAGCGTTCGCTAGAAGGTGACCATAGCTTCCCGTTCAATTACGACTTAAACAAGGTTAGCAACATTTTAAACTTCGCCGCTATTTGCCCGGATGTCGATACCGGAGAGCCTACCAAGCTTATGCCTTGGCAGGCTTTTATATTGTCTCAACTTATCGGCTGGCGTAATCAAGATGGTGGTAAACGGTTCAGTCGTGCCATTGTTAGTGTTGCACGTGGTCAAGGCAAGACGTACATGATGTCGATCATTGCGTGTTACTCATATTTAGTTGAATCGCTGGGATTGTCTAACCAAGATTTCTTAGTAGCATCGATTAATTACAAGCAAACCGGGAAAATATATGGGTACATCAAAGGAATGATGAAAAAGATCATTGCTAATGAGCCTTTTAGGTCGCTTGCGGCTGAGGTTGGCTTGGATACCCATAGTATTCAGTCAGACCAGATCCTTATGCGTAACAACAATAACGTGTTACGCCCAATAAGCCATGAATCGGGCCAATATGATAGCTATCATTTTACGACAGCCATTTTTGATGAAATCGGAGAAGTCGAAAGCCGCGATAAGATATCAAAAATCATATCTGGACAAGTCAAAGTGAAGAATCGCCAGTTCATCCAGATTTCAACAGCTTATCCTAAGCCCGGAGTACCGTTTCATGAAGATCAGAAAATGATACAGCAGGCCATGGAACAGGATTACAAACGAGATGCTGATACGTACTTAGGACTTATTTGGGCGCAAGACAGTCTTAATGAGACGTTCAAGCCCGAAACTTGGGTTAAGAGTAATCCACTATTGGATTTGCCTGATCAAAGAGAAGTGTTAATGCAAGGCTTGGTGGACAAACGTGACAGTGACATGCTCTCAAACAATATTGGAGATTTTCAGAACAAGAATCTGAATATGTGGCTTCAAGAATCATCAGATAGTTACTTGAAACTAGCAGACGTTGAACACGCAATCATTCCTAGCTTTGAAATTGATGGTCGTGATGTTTATATCGGATTTGACTATTCGATGTTCAGCGATAACACTGCGCTTGCTTTTGTTTTTCCTTATGAGGATAGCGATGGAAAACACTGGTACATTGCTCAACATTCGTTTATTCCTTGGCAAAAAGCTGGATCAATTGAAGCCAAGGAAAAGCAAGACGGCATTGCCTATCGAGAGTTGGCAAAAGAAGGCTATTGCACAATCACTAGCCATCCACAAGGCATCATCAATGATGATCAGGTGTATACATGGCTGATTGATTTTGTTGAGAAGCACCGGTTGAATGTCATGTGCTTTGGCTATGATGCAATGGGTGCCACACGCATGGTTAAACAGTTAGAACTTAATTCTGGCTGGAATCTTTTGCCGGTCAAGCAAAGAACTGGCGAGCTGAAAGACCCGACTAAATTTTTGCAAACGATGTTTATTGAGAAATCAATCACTAGATTAGACGACAAAATCATGGAAAAAGCATTGCTTAATGCCCAGATTTATGAAGATAAGGTCGGAATTCAAGTCGATAAGGCCAAAGCAACGTTGAAAATCGATGTGGTTGATGCCTTAATTGACGCTCTTTATCAAGGCATGTATCACTTCGAGGATTATGGAATAGCGAATGACCGCACCAAAGAAGTTGAACTGATGACGCCCAAGAAGTTCAAAAAAATGATCGAAGACGGCCAGTTTGGGTTTGGAGGTGATGCCGTTGGTTGAACAATTTAGTAAAGCTTTGAAAGTGGTAGGACTGTTTCTATTTGCAAATATTGAGACGGTTCTTTTTTTATGTGGATTTGGTGTCCTAGTCTATGCTGCATTCTCAGTCAGTATGTTAGTCGGGCAAGTGATTTTGGGAATGTTGTTGGTAGCAACAGCACTTGTGATTAGCAAAGCCAAGAAGGGAAGTGACTGATGGTGCTTTTTGGATTCTTAAACAACAAAGCAACTAATCGTGCTGCTCCAGAATATCAGAGCGTACTTGAGTCAGTTTTTGATGATAATTTGGCTGGGTTGGCAATTGACCCTACAAGCTATGTTCCGGCACGTAAGGCCTTACTCAACTCAGACCTTTATGCAACGATCTATCAATTGTCTGCTGACTTGGCAACCTGTTATATGCAAGCAGGACAGCCACGAACACAAACGATTCTTGATCATCCGTCAGCAACCACTAACCGGCAAGCATTTTGGCAGTCAATGGCGGCACAACTGCTACTTGATGGGAATGCCTATGCGTATATTTGGCGCAACCAGCTTACCGGTCAGCCCGTTCGTCTTGAATATTTGCGCCCGTCTCAAGTATCTGTATTTCTTTTAAGCGATGGCACTGGACTCACTTACAACGTTTCTTTTGATGAACCAAGCATCTCTGTTATGAACAATGTGCCACAGTCAGACATGATTCATCTTAGACTGCTCGGCATTGGAAATGGTGGAGAGGTTGGCCGGTCACCGCTATTAGCTCTGCAAAACGAGCTGAACATCAAAAACAGTGCCAATGGGTTGACAATATCGGCACTGTCAAAGGCCATTACTTCGAACGGAACGTTGACTGCAAAGAATGGGTCGGCATTAAGTCTCAAAGAAAAGCAGGCATTGTCGGCAGGATTCATGACTCAAGCAACCTCGAATAAGGGTCCAGTCGTACTTGATGAGCTGACAACATATGCTCCGTTGGAACTAAACTCGGACGTCTCTAAGCTGCTCTCATCGACAGATTGGACAAGCAAGCAGATTGCGAAAGTCTACAACATTCCTGACAGCTACTTGAATGGTCAAGGTGACCAGCAGTCATCCTTATCGATGATTGAGGGCATGTATGCGAATAGTCTCAACCGATATGCACAGGCTATTGCTAGCGAGTTAAATGAGAAATTCTCGGCTGCTATTGAAATCGATATTCAGCCGGCCATTGATCAGGATCGGAGCAGCTATTTAGCAGCCGTTGGGGGTGCCGTAAAAAACGGTGCGCTTTCTGGCAACCAATCCGACTTTTTACTTCGCCGCGTTGGTTTCTTGCCAGACGATGCGCCTAAGTTCAATCCAGATCAGTCTAACCTTAAAGGAGGTGATACGAATGGCAGTAACGGTACCAATTAAGGGCGTTATCTCAAGTGAAGATGATGCCGACATTTATCAGTTCTTTGGTTACCAGACAGTCACCCCAACAGATTTATCAGACGCATTATCGCAGGCAAGCGGGCAGGACGTTGTCTTGGAAATTAATAGCCCGGGCGGTGATGTATTTGCTGGTAGCGAGATGGCAACGGCCATTAAGAACTATTCAGGTAGCATCATTACCAATATTGTTGGCCTTGCAGCGTCTGCAGCATCAGTGGTTGCCTTGGCAGGAGATAAAGTCGAGATGGCGCCAACGGCTCAACTGATGATTCACAGAGCATCAACGTCAGCAAACGGCAATGTTGATGCATTAAATTCAGCAGGCCAATCGTTAGACAGCATTGACCAGTCATTGGTTGACGTATATGTAGCAAAAACCGGTATGAGTCCTAGCGATGTGTACAACATGATGGTTAACGAGACATGGATCAATGCCAAAGAGGCAGTTGAGAAAGGCTTCGCTGATGATATCATGTTTGATACAGCACCAGCAGTTACAAATAGTGTTTTGCCACTAACAACTGACATGATTCACCGAGTTAAATCATTGATGGCAAAAGCAAACAGTCAGCAAAATAAACCAGCCACAAGCCAGCCTAAGGACGATGGAAAGAAAACCATTGATCCTAAGCTGGCTTTGTTGTTGGGTATTAAAAATAAGGAGGCCAAATAATGGCTAGTGTAAACGATTTAAACACCGCATGGATTTCAGCGGGACAAAAGGTAACTGATTTGCAAGACAAGTCGCAAAAGATGGCAGTTGCCTTGGCATCTGATCCGTCTTCTTACACAGAAGATGACGTTAAGAAAGTAATGGATGATTTGAAGGCCGCTAAGACTGCACGAGACTTTGCAAAGTCAGCACTAGATGATGCTAAAGCTGAAGCGGAGGCAGAAAAGCCAACTGACATTACCGGTAAGAAAGTGAACATTTTACCAGAAAAGAATCCGGCCAAAGATTTTGTCCACAATTTTGTGGATTTGGCTACGGGCAAGAAACGGATTACTGATTTGGTAACTTCTGGCAATACTGACGGTGATACGTCTAATGCAGGGCTTACGATTCCGCCTGATATTCAGACCAACATTAATCAACTAAAACGGCAGTACGCTTCTCTTGAACAGTATGTAAAGGTTGAGAACGTTTCTACCCCAACTGGCTCACGTGTGTATGAACCATTTGAAACGATCACACCATTGGCAAACCTTGACGATGAAAATGGTTTGATTGGCGACAACGATGATCCAAAGTTGACACAAATCAAGTACACCATTCATCGGTATGCTGGCATTTCTACCATGCCGAATACTTTGCTTAATGACAGCGATCAAAACATTCAAGCGTGGATTGAACAATTTGTTTCCCGTAAGGATGTTGTAACGCGCAATGGCGTCATCATTTCAGCAATGAACAACGCTCCTAAGAAGCCAACAATTGCCAAGTTTGACGACATCTTGGATATGATCTACACGGCTGTTGATCCGGCAATTCAGTCCACATCGGTTTTGATGACCAATGTTAGCGGGTTTGCACAGCTAGCAAAGGTTAAGGACGCTATGGGTCAGTATCTCATTCAGGCCAACGTTGTTCCTGACATGCCTTACAGCATTCGTGGTCATCAAGTGGTTGTCATCTCTGATCGTTGGTTGCCAAGCGCAGGCACTGCTTCTGCACCGGTTTATCCGTTGTATTATGGCGATCTTTCTCAGGCTGCGACCCTGTTTGATCGTCAACAGATGAGCTTGGTTGTTACCAATATCGGTGCTGGTGCGTTTGAGCGTGACCAGACCAAGCTGCGTGTGATTGATCGATTCGATGTGCAAGCAACTGATGCTGATGCCTTTGTGGCTGGATCATTTTCCGCAATTGCTGACCAGAAAGCAAACTTCCCAGCAGCAAGCGCAGGCCAATAATCTAAGTGGTCGCCTATGAAAGAAACAGTTTGCTGATCAACTGGCAGGCGGCCAATGAAGGAGATGTAGTAATGGCTGATGATGACAGCTTTCAATCTGATATTGTTGCTGACCTAATGGCAGAACTTAATCTTGATGATGCCGAAAAGACAACCATTACAAATTTGGTTGCTGGTGCTACGGGGGTAGTTACAAGCTCTGTGGGAGTTCTCGATGAAGCCGATCCGATTGCAAAACTTGCCATTAAGACAATGGTTACACAGCAATATTATGATCGTGCTCTTGAAAATGGACTATCACAAGGAGTTCTGATGATGCTCTTACATTTGCAAGCCAATCAGCCGGAAAATTCAGACAGTGGTGATGCTGATGGCAGCTAATTTCAAACCGAGTGATTTCAGCCGCAAGGTTGATCTCGGCTCTCCACAATCACACAAGACTGGTGCCGGCATCAATGTCACTAGCTTTGTTCCGAATTATAGTCTGCATTTCAAGCAGCAGAAACGGACACTCACACAGCAGTACACGCTTGTGGGAATGCGCTTGGATAATTCAATCACAGTTATTGTCAGACACGATATACGTAACGCAAGCCAACAGCAAGCAAGAATAGATGGCATCGTGTATGACATTTCAGACATTAGTCCAGATGATTCAAACGATGCTATTCGTTATGACTATCTGACCCTAGTCAAAACAACTAAGGGGGCGTAGCGATGGACATGGATGAGGCACTTGGTCAATGGCTTAATCAAGTATCAAAGGCTGCCGAATTGTCTATTAGCGAGCAAGAAAAGATCACCAAGGCTGGTGCTGATGTTTACGCTAAGAAGCTAGCAGAGACCACCAAAGAAAAACACCCAAATACTAAGGGAGATGGCGGTAAGTATGGACATTTGAGCGAGGACATCAGTAGTGCTGCAGGAGATATTGACGGTGACCATAATGGCAGCTCAACGGTTGGCTTTGGCAATAAAGACTACATTGCCCGCTTCTTAAATGATGGCACCAAGTATATTCACGCTGACCATTTTGTGGATAATGCCCGTGACGATGCCAAAGACGCTGTATTTGCCGCTGAAGCCGAGAAATATCAGGCAATGATTGCCAAAGCGAATGGTGGTGGGGATAAATGAGCGCCGTAGATGATGCGGTAACAATGCTTAGCCAAGCCAGCATTGCCGGTATTGATGCTGTTGAGGGCAACAACCTGCCGCAAGAGTTAGTTGACAGTCTTAAAAAAATCTGTTGTGTTGATTACTGACGCTGCTAATAATCCTACCGCCTATGGTGACAATGATTTCTGGGCGCTGAACCAGGAAGTAGAAGTACAGATTTGGTACTCACAATTGCTTGATTATGATCCAGAAACCATTGAGATAGCCATGATGAAGGCTTTTACTCATCAGCATTGGCAGGTGTCGGCCGTCAGGCAACGAACATTAGACCCAGACACACAGCAACTTTTTAACACATTTTATTTCAGTAGAACAAAGAATATTTAGGAGGCATTCAAATGGCAACAGTAGGTTTATATGGTATTGCTTTTGGGTTAGTTGACAGCAACCAGAAGATCATTGCAGATGCAACTAACGGATTAGGGACAGACGGAGTTTATCAGGTTGGGCGCGAAGATCTTGGCGGTAAAACTGCTAACATCACTGGCTTATCAGCCGCACCTGTCAAAATTTATGGATTCAATCAAGTGCAAGACGTGACAATGCCAACAAGCGAACCTTCGGTAGCACTTGAAATTAATGATCTGAACTTCCAAATCAAGCAAAAGATTAAAGGGTTTGTCTCAGATGGCAAGGGCGGATATGTTGACGAAAACCTGAAAGCACATGTGGCTTTGCTTATCACGACACAAACGATTGATCGAGAACATTTTGTTTATTACGGTTTTGGCGATGGTATTTTGACTGAAACTGCAGCCAACATCCAGACAGATACCAATGCTGAACAGCGTACTGATGATGCACTTACGTACAGCGCTCTTTCCACGATTGCCTTCAATAACCAGCCGTACAAGATTTACAGTGATCTTGATCCTAAGTTCGACAAAGCCAACATGTACAAAGAAGTGTTCGGCGGATACGTATTGCCAGCAAGTTCAACAGGATCTGGTACCACTACAACTCCAGCTAAATAATGCTGACAGACGCAATCTGACACAATTTCATAGCAACAACTGATGAATGGCTCACGAACGTGCGCTATTTTTTATGCTCAAAAGTCGCTTTCTGGTGAACTTGGTGGTGTCCGATTCACCACAGCGACCTTATCAAATACAAAGGATGGTATTACAGATGAAGATCAAAGTTAGTCAACTTAGCAACCGTGTGCATGAAGTCAAGACAACCAATCGGAACATGGAAAAGATGTATGATCTGCAATTGCTCATGGCCAAGGCTGATGATGTTGCCGATATGGAACCGGTAGAAATTATTAAAATGCAACGCGATATGTTGCATGACTCAATTGACTTCTTGACAACAGTTTTAAATCTGAACAAGCAAGAAATTGAAAAGCTTGGAGACCTAGAATTTGTCGACACTATTCAGGCAGTTAATTACACTTTTGAACGCATGATGGGCATGAGTGATGAAGATATTAACTTAGCTGCCAAGAAGCAGGATGCCAGCAAAAGCAAAGATTAACCCAGCCGTCAAAGTTTATGAGCTTGAAAATCAGCTACAGGACTTTAGATGGATGAAAAAGCAGGCAGTCATGTATTTCCACTGGTCAATGCAGGATTTTGATGATGCTGATTATTTTGAAATGTTGGAAATGATGTCCGCCAAGGATAAGAAAGATCGGCCAATTGATCCGGCAATTATGTGGAAGCAATACCAAGAAAAGGGTGATTAAAGTGGCACAACAAATTAATGCAACAATGAGCACCAAGATTGCCCTTGATCTATTGTCGGCAAGCGAATCCGTCAAATCATTAACGGCGGTTGTTCGTTCTAGCCAAAATGCTTGGAAAGCTCAAGAAGCGGAGATGAAATCTGCTGGTGATGCAGTTGGCGCTGCTCAAGCTAAGTATGACGGCTTGGGTAAGTCTATTGAGTCACAACAGGCTAAGATTGACGCTCTAAAAGCCAAACAAGCTGAGTTGAAGGGCAATACTGCCGATGTTGCTCAACAGTTTTTAAAGTATCAACAGCAAATTGATGGTGCCACTAAGCAACTGGCCAGTATGCAAGCTCAGCAAGACCGTGCCAAGCAAGCGATGGACTATCAAAAGTCCGGTTTGGCTAGATTACAACAAGAATATACAGCAGCTGCACGTGCCAACCAAGCTTATGTGACTCGCTTAGAGGCTGAAGGCAATCAGCAAGAAGCTAACAAGGCCAAAATGGAAGGCTATAAGTCCTCCATTGCCAATCTGAATGAGCAGCTGTCTAAACAGTCTGCTGAGTTGGATAAGATTGCCAGTGCTAGTGGCAAGGATTCAGACGCATGGCGTACACAGAAGACGCGTGTTGATGAAACAGCTACCAGTTTAGCAAAGGCTAAGTCTTCTATGACCAGCCTGCAAACTGAAATGGACAAGGCTAATCCGTCCGCGTTCAGTCGAATCAAATCAGCGATTGAAGGAACAAACAAGCAAGCCGAAAAGACACCGGGTTTGCTTCACAAAATTGTTGAGGGTGGCTTAATCACCAACGCCATCACAAGCGGCTGGCAACGTCTAAGCTCAAGCATTACTGACACGGTAAAGTCTGGGCTAGAACTTAACGAGGCCGGGGAAAAGCTAAGTATGACGTGGGAGAACATGGGTAAGTCAGCCAATGATATCCAGATTCTTTCCGATCAAATGTCATATTTGCGCAGTGAGACTGGTGCAACCGGTGGCGAAATTAACAAAATGCAAACCACCGTTGATACCATGACGCACGGTGTCACAGATAAAACTCTCGTCATTAGCGCTGGCATTGCTAGTATTGCCACTGCCTCGCACAAAGGCGGAGACGGCATGGATTCCTTGTCTAAAGCGATGACACGTGTCGTTGCTTCAGGCAATTTAACAACAACCAACCTTGCCAAACTTGAAAAGCAGGCTCCTACCTTAGGCGCACAATTAGCCAAGGCTGCTGGAGTCAGTCAGGATTCATTTGCCAAAATGGTTGCTGATGGGAAAATCAAGTCTGACGACTTCATGAACTTGGTTTATAAAGTTGGGACAACAAGCAAGAGCACATTTGACCAATTTGGGAAAACCAGTGAAGGCGCCCTTGCGCAGCTGTCCGGTAGTTGGACATCCATCAAGGCTAAAATGGCAGCACCATTGCTTGATGTTAAGAATAGTGGCATGCAATCACTTGCTGGGATTTTGACATCATCTGTTGTTCAAAGTGCCGCTACTACACTAGGTAAAGGGCTGGCAACTATTGCTAATTGGGCCAAGAACGTTCTGGACTATGTTTCCGCACACAAAAAAGATGTTACTGGTATTGCCGGAGATATGTGGGACATTGCCAAAATTGCTGGTGAAGAAGTCTGGTCCTTGTTTAAAACCGCAATCAAAGACATTGCTGGTTGGCTAAATGTCGGTGGTTCCAATGCAAAGACGATGAAAGACCCACTAAAAGCTATCCATGATGTGCTGGATGATATTGTCAAAAACAAATCTGGTATTCAAACTACCGTCAAAGTGATTGCGGGACTTTGGATGACTAAAAAAGCACTGGACTTTGCAGCAGGATTGGGTCATGTGTACAGCGGTCTGAAAGCGCTGGGTGATACTAAACTAGCTCAATCAATCCTGTCCAACTTCAGCAAACTTAACATTGGCAGCAAGTTAGCTAAAATTGCAGTTCCCGTGGTGATTGCTTATGACGCGATTAGTGACATAAAGAATTTAACAAAGGCGTTTGGTAAGAATGGCACTGTGGGACAAAAGTTTTCTGCTGTTGGTGAGACAGCTGGCAGCTTAATTGGCGGCGGTATCGGTTTCTTCTTTGGTGGCCCCGCGGGCGCCGCAATTGGTGCCACAATTGGCAAAGTGGCCGGTAAATGGGCCGGCGATGCCGCTAAAAAGTTTACAGATGGCTGGAATGCTAAAAAAAAGCCAGCTGATAGTTGGCTAGGTGGCCTTGGCTGGGATGCTCGTCAAATGACTAACAATGTAGTCAAATGGTGGGATGGCATCAACAAGTCAACAGATGCGGCACAAAAGAAACAGCAAAAGCAGCAAGAAGCGGCCAATAAGCAGGCGCAAAAAGACTGGAATGGATTTTGGAACGATGTTGGTAAGGGCTGGACTGGATTTTGGAATGATGTAAATAAGAAAAATTCAAATGCACAACAGCAACAGCAAAAGCAACAAGATGCCGCTAATAAGCAGATAAAGAAAGATTGGGACAGCTTTTGGAGTAATGCAAGCAAAGGTTGGAACAACTTTTGGTCAGATACTGTTAAAAATGCTCAGAACGGTATGAATAGCACAAAGTCAGGGATTGATAATGCCAATACCAGTATCCACAAAGGTTGGGATAGCTTCTGGTCAGACACTTCTAAAAATTGGAACGGGTTCTGGGGAAATGTTGGGAAAAACGCTCAAAATGGGATGTCAACAGTCCACGGTTGGATAAGTGATGGCAACAGCAAAATAGATTCCGGATGGCGTTCCCTGTGGTCAGGCCTCAAGTCTTTCTTCGGCAACATATGGGATGGCATTAAAGATGCTGCAGCGGATGGTATGAATGCTGTTATCAACGTTATTAACGGCGCTATCGGTGGCATCAACTGGGTTTGGGAAAAGTTCACTGGCAAAGACGCCCTGAAAAAACTATCACCTGTTCACTTCGCCACTGGTGGTGTAGTTGAGCAGAAGATGCATCTTGTCATGGTCAACGATGGCAATGGATCCGATTGGAAAGAACTTTACCAGCTACCAAATGGGCAACTCGGTATGAGTCAACAGCGTAATGCCACAGGACTATTACCAGAAGGCACTCGTGTCTTTAATGGGAAAGAAACCAAAGCCATCATGAATATGGCTGGCGTTGAACACTATGACTTAGGTGGTGTAATTGGCGGTGTTGGCAAATTCTTTTCTGGTGCTTGGGACAAGTTGGAGGCCGTTGGTGATTGGCTTGCTAACCCTATTGGAAAAGTAACTGATTTAATCAAGTCAAGTATTAGCGGCATTTCCGGCGGTGTTGAAATGTTTAGCAACTTGGCCAGTGGTGTTATTAACAAATTGACAGGCAGTGTTGTTGATTGGTTTAAAAAAGAACTGACAAAGTTGCAAGACACACTAGGTGCCAATCCCGGTGGGTCAGGCGTGCAACGTTGGCGCCCATATGTTATTCAAGCTTTAAAGGCCAATGGTTTTGATGCCTCGGCATACCAAGTTGCTGCATGGATGCGAGTTATCCAGCGCGAATCCAATGGTAATCCTAGGGCAATTAACCTGTGGGATAGCAACGCTAAAGCTGGCATACCTTCAATGGGGCTTGTACAAACCATTGGGCCAACGTTCAATGCGTATAAGTTTCCCGGCCACAACGATGTCTATAACGGATATGACGATTTGCTTGCTGGCATTCACTACATGAAGGCCATCTACGGATCTGGAAGTTCTGCCTTTGCTCGTGTCAGTGGCCCTGAAGGTTACGCCAATGGTGGCTTGATCACACAGCCAATCCATGCGCTTGTTGGCGAAGATGGCCCAGAAACAATTTTGCCGTTAACTAAAACAAGCCGTGCTTGGCAACTGTTGGGACAGGCTGTTACCAACATCAATCACAACTTGGGTAATGGTGCTGTTGCTGAAAGTGAAAGCAGCGGTACAGATGATTTAGGAAAGAAGTTGGACAATATTGCTGATCTTCTCACGAAACTTAGCTTTGTTCTGCAAGTTGGTGACGACCAGTTTTATCCAAAAGTTGCACCAAAAGTTAAGCAGTACAACGACAGAACAGACAGGTTCAATGCTTATTGGAAAGGAGGAACCGTTTAATTGAAACAAGCAGGCGTGACCATCACATACGCCGGAGTAGATATTACCCAATGGATGTATGTGCAGATGGTCGAACGTGATGTAGGAACTAATCACGTCAACACAATGCAAAAGGTTGGTATTAGCGATGGCCAGATGCTGCAATACATGTCACGGGACGTCAAGACGATTGTGGTAACTGGGATCGTTATGAATGACAATTTGGTACCACTAAGGCGTTCCTTGGCCGCTGCTATTGATACGGACGAACCCCAGCAGCTAATCTTTGGTGATGAGCCGGATAAATATTATCTTGCCATCGTAGACAGTCAGCCTACCTTCACCGAAGGCTTTCGATCAGGAACAATCTCAATCAGCTTCATCTGTCCAGATGGTGGCATCGCCCACTCTGTAGCCACGCAGACGGCTGACAACATGCCATACAAGGACGTGCCGGTGAACCTGCTTACGGGGACAAGTAATCAGCTAGCATCTACAAGCTTAAGCGGCTGGAATGAACATATTTTTGGAAATGTAGTCCCTCAGGCTGGTACAAACTATTGTTTCAAAGCATGGATTGACAATCCCACCTTTGACGCATGTGCAAAATTGGACTGTTCAGACTCAAGTGGCAGTCAAATTGTATGGGCACAAGGCAATACTGTATCAGCCGGTACTAGTGGATACAGCATTGTCAAGGTAACAACAGACAGCAAATATGCAAATATCAAGTGCCAAACGGTTTACACATTTAACCATGGCACTTCAGTATCCGGATCATATGGATACAAAGAAGCCAAGCTGGAAGTAGGGAATACACCTACTGCATGGTCGCCTAACCCAGCAGATGCTGCATACTATTCCGATACCATCACGGTACACAATGGTGGTACCTATCCTGTTGAACCGGTTATTACGGCTGCCATGCATGCAGATAACGGCTTTCTAGGATTTGCCAATAGTCAGGGTGGCGTGCTTCAATTTGGCAATCCTGAAGAAGTTGATGGCTATACCAGCGAAGAAAGTGAAGTGGCCTTGAATTTGGCAGCCGTTCAAGGCTCGCACATGGATAATCAAGCGGCTTCCAACAATCTTTACTGGGGAGACAATCCAGATACGCCGAATGAACAGATTGGTAATGCGATTTGGACGCAAGACAGCTATGATGGCTGGAAGGTTGAGCCTAATTGGCCTAGTATTACTGGCACTCATTTGTATTGGAATGGGCCTTCAATCAAACACGATCTCGCCCAGACGCATAATGGAGACTTTAAGAGCAATCTGACTTGGGATGTCATGACACGTTTTCAAACTGGTGTAGCAAAGGTAGGTGCACTCGAAACAACCTTAGAAAGTGACGGCAAGCCAATCTTTCAGATGATCCTGAAAGACAATAGTGCACTGTCTGACCAAATATGGTGGATGTGTTACTACAAAGATCAACTAGTCGTCAATGAACAGCTGGATCGCAATATCTTCACTAACGACAAGTTCATTCAGTTGGAATTACAGAAATTTGGTAATTCAGTTGTTTTCCGAGTGTCACCATGGGTTGGCAATCGAGGACGAGAAACGACCATTACCCGTCAGTTCACCTTTGCGGACGCTGCCGATGTTGAGACCAAGCAATTCTCAACGTGGTTCATGCGTGACAAGACGTGGGGCGAATCGACCATGTATCTAATTGCGTCTACCGTTAAATGGCAGAACGTAAGCTGGTATACAGATATTAAGAATCGCTTCAGCAATGGCGATGTAATTACAATTGATGTGGCTAATACCAAAACTTATTTCAATGGCAATGAAGATCGCACCTTGCATACATTAGGCAACCAGTGGGACAAGTTTCTTTTACCACCCGGAGATACCATCATTCAGCTCATGCCATCAAGCTGGGCACAACCATTTGCGTGTGAAGTTGATTTGAAGGAGGCATGGCTGTAAATGGAATACTATTTCTCAGATCGAAAATTCAACATCATGGGCGTTGCACGTACAACTGGAAAAGGCGAATGGCTGGTTAGCGCTGATAGTGAAGTAAAAGCAACTGATGATAGGCCTGCCATTGCCTTGACCTTGACGATTCCATTTAAAACTGAGCAAGAGCAGGCTATTGATGAAATGGCGGCTGAAAACAATTTTGTCTTATATCAGGATGAAGAAGGCAATGGACATCAAATGGTCATCGCCAGTGTTACTCACGATACATTAGCGCATATTCATAAAGTCGTTTGCACGGATGCGGGTAACGATCTGATGAATGAAGTGGTGGGTGCCTATACCGCTGACAAGCCATATACCATTGCTGACTATATTCTAAGGTTCACGAATGATTCTGGCTGGGAGATCGGTATTAATGAATTTCCTACAGACGTCAGAACACTTACATGGACAGACGAAGACACTTCACTTAGTCGTATTAAATCAGTCGCAGAAGATTTTGACGCAGTGCTTAGCTTTGGCTTTGTTTTTGTAGGTACGACTGCGGTAAAACGTGTTATCAATATCAGACATGAGGAAACTTCCGACAGTTTAATTTCTTTTGAGATGAACAAAGACATCAACAATATCGTAAAGACAGTTGATATCTATGACATGGAAACCTCGGTGAAGGCCTATGGTGCTACGCCTGACGGTTCAAACGATCCAATTAATTTGATTGGATATAGTTGGACTGATCCAACCGGACAATTTGTACTTGACCAGTACGGATTCTTGCACGATACCATTGCCGTACAGAAGTACTCACGTTTGTTAAGCAATGACAATCCTAATCCGACACAATCTGATTGGAATCGGGTCAAAACATTTGAGTCGACTACTCAGGCCACGTTATTACAAGCAGCCCTAGCAGACCTGAAAAAGTATAACCATCCAAATGTCAACTATGAAGTTGATTTGGCAAATACGCCCTATGTGCCATTGAATCAAACGGTACACATTGTTGACGAGAACCAGAATCTATTTCTTTCTGCGAAAGTGTTGTCAGTTGAACGCAGCCGGGCTGGCCATTATACCAAGCTCACTTTAGGAGATTACGCAAATGAGCAGCCTAATTTGTATTCAGCGCTTAAAGATATGGCAGTTAAGATTGAAAATATTCCCAAGGCCATTCAGTTTTATCCATGGATTCGTTACGCCGATGATGACAAGGGCACAAACATGAGTGCCTTCCCAAGTGGCAAGAAGTACATGGCTATTGTTCCCAATGCCAAGTCATCCGTTCCAAGTGATAATCCGGCTGATTATGCTGGTAAATGGGCACTGATTAAGGGAGCGGATGGTGCTGACGGTGTTCCGGGTGCAAAAGGCGCTGATGGCCGTACAAGCTATTTTCACACTGCTTGGGCAGATGATGTAAGTGGCCAAAGTGGGTTCACGGTATCCGGTGGTGATGGCAAAAAGTATATTGGCACGTACAGCGACTTCACACAGGCCGACAGCACGAATCCAGCTGATTACAACTGGGCGCTTTTTAAAGGTGAAGACGGGGATCGGGGACCCAAAGGTGATCAAGGCTTGCCAGGGAAACCGGGTGCTGATGGTCGTACTGCTTATGCCCACTTTGCTTACGCAAACAGCCAAGACGGCCAGACCGACTTTTCAACTACTGCCCCTAACCGCAAGTACATTGGCTTCTACAGCGACTTCACATCTGGCGATAGTACGAATCCAAGCGACTATAACTGGTCGCTCATTAAAGGTAC